GAGATGTGTATAAGAGACAGCCAATAGAGCGCTAAATGGCAGGCTTGTGGTAATTCTATGACAAAAAAAGACAAGATAGAGAAAATAACCAAATATAAGACCGCCGCGCGGGAATCTGTCGTGCAGGATATGAAGCAGCTCGGAGTATATAAACCGGAGTTTAACGGGATCATCGATCTGTATGCGGATATGGTCGCGCAGTACAATCTCGCGTGGGAAGAATTTTTACAAGGCGGCTGCAGCGCAGAGTGTAAAACAAAAGCCGGAGGCGTGAGAAAAACGGCGGCGGTAACCACAATGGAGGAATTAAGACGGCAAATTGGCGCATATGCAGACAGATTGTGCATCACGCCAAAAACGCAGAGCGCAGGAGAAAAGAAAGCAGGGAGCAAGCTTGAAAAAGTCTTTGCTGAAATCACGCAACTTCAAGGCAGCGTATGAATACGCAAAGGGGGTAGCGGACGGAAGCATCATAGCAAATAAATATAGGATCAAGGGCTGTCAAAGATTTCTTGACGATCTGGAAAACGAAGAATATGATTTCCGGCTGCATGATGCGGAAACGGTCGTCATGATAATCGAAAGGACGTTCGTACATAAGCAGGGGCAGAAGCTGGACGGTTCACCGTTACGCGGTGAGCCTTTTTTATTGGAGCCATTCCATAAATTTATTATCTTTAACCTACTCGGCTTTTTCAAAGCCGGAACGAATATCAGGCGGTTCAAAGAAGCCTTTATATATATCCCGCGCAAGAACATAAAAACGAGCTTTGCGGCGGCGCTCGCGTGGGCTATATCGCTTTTGGAAATGCGGAGCGGCTCAAAATGCTATATCGTAGGAGCCGCGCTCAAGCAGGCGCTCGAGAGCTTTGATTTTATCCTGTTCAACGTCCGGCAGATGGGAGAGGAAGAAAACTTCCGCATTCTGGACAATAATCAAGAGCACACGATCTCACGGGAATTTGAAAACGGCTCCGTATATATTCAGGCTCTTGCAGCGAACCCGGACAAGCAGGATTCGCTGAACTGCAATATTGCGATAGCGGACGAGATGCACGCATATAAGAATGCGAAGCAGTATGACATCATCAAGGAGGCGATGAAAGCCTATACGAACAAGCTGATGATCGGGATCACGACAGCCGGAGACGACATGAACTCCTTTTGTTATAACCGACTGCAGTATTGTAAAAAGATACTCGATGGAACGGCGGAGAATGATTCATACTTTGTGTTTCTGTGCGAAGCTGATGCAGACGAAAACGGAGATATAGATTTCACGAGCGCAGAGGTGCAGCAGATGGCGAATCCGGCTTACGGCGTGAGCATCAGGCCGGACGATATCATGAACGACGCAATGATCGCGCTGAATGACCCGCAGATGAGGAAAGACTTTTTATCGAAGTCGCTCAACGTTTACACGGCATCGACAAAGGCATATTTCAACATCGAAGAGTTTAGAAACTCAGACGTAGGATATAACTGGACGCTGGACGAGCTTGCGCAGCTTCCGGTTGAATGGTACGGCGGCGCAGACCTGTCAAAACTGCACGATCTCACGGCAGCGGCGTTATACGGGACCTATCGAGATGTGGACATTATCATACCGCACGCATGGTTTCCGGTGGTAGCCGCACGGGTGAAAGCGGAGGAGGATAATATACCGCTTTTCGGGTGGAAAGACGACGGGTGGTTGGATATGTGCAACAGCGCGACGGTCAATCATGCCGATGTGGTGAAATGGTTCGTTGACATGCGTAAGCGCGGTTTTCGGATCAAGCAAATAGGGCATGACCGGAAGTTCTGTAGGGAGTATTTTATAGGAATGAAAAAGGCCGGGTTTAAGACAATAGACCAGCCGCAGTATTTCTATAAAAAGTCGCAGGGCTTCCGCCATATAGAGGAAAAGGCGAAAAACAAAAAGCTGTATTATCTGCACTCGGAAGCGTTCGAGTATTGCGTGCAGAACGTTCACGCAATCGAAAAAACGGACGACATGATACAGTACGAAAAAGTGATGCCAACGCAGCGGATCGATATATTCGACGCCGCTGTTTTTGCGTGCGTAAGATATCTGGAAAATCTGGAACAGCGCGCGCAGCTAAAACAATGGCTGAAAAAAGGAGAGTAGGCATGGGAATATTGCAGAGATTCATGGGTAAATTCAGGACAAGAGCGGAGCCGAAGCAGGTAACAGTCGGGCTTGCGGATTTTGAAAGCCTTGCTTGTATGGGCTACACGCGGCTTGTGGACAACCCGGAGGTGAGAATATGCGTTGACCTCATATCCGACCTTGTATCAAATATGACGATCTATTTGATGCGGAACACAGAACAGGGAGACGTGAGGATAAAAAACGGGCTTTCCCGAAAGCTGGATATAGAGCCGTACACGAATATGACGAAAAAGGACTGGCTGTATAACATCGTCCATACAATGCTGCTTGAGGGGAACGGAAACGCTTTTGTGCTTCCGAAGATACGCAGAACGGGCGGTGATTCGTATATCGCGAATCTGAAACCGATGCAGCCGTTCATGACATCGATCATGCAACGCATAGACGATTATTCGGTCAGCTATGGCGGAAGAATTTATAGCCCGGATGATGTGCTTCACTTTGTGCTGAGCCCGGACCCGGATTACCCATATATGGGGCGGGGGTACAGGATCACGCTGTCGGACATCGTGAACAACCTCCGGCAGGCGTCAAAAACAAAAGCGGACTTTATGACAGATAAATGGAGGCCGTCCGTCATCATATCCGTAAACGGTATGACGGAAGAATTTGAAAGCGAAGCAGGCCGGGAGGAGATATTAAAAAAGTACATCTCGGAGACGGGAGGCGGTACAAAGCCGTGGGTGATACCGGACGAGCTCATTAAGGTCGATCAGGTAAGGCCGTTAAGCCTTGCGGACCTTGCGCTCAACGACGCTGTACAGCTGGACAAAAAGACCGTGGCGGGAATCTTCGGAGTACCGCCATTTTTTGTGGGCGCGGGAGATTTCAAGCGGGACGAATACAACAATTTTATCCAGACAAAAATTCTCTCGATTGCAACGATCATCCAGCAGGAATTGACTTCCAAGCTGCTGATCGATCCGGCGTATTATTTCAAGCTCAATTACATGAGCTTGTACAGCTATTCGCTGGACACGCTCGCAAACATGGGAATGAATCTCTATACGCGCGGGATCGCAACCGGAAACGAGGTACGGGATTTGATCGGCATGTCGCCGCGAGATGGATTGGATCAGCTGGTGATCCTTGAGAACTATATCCCGCAGGGAATGATCGGAGAACAAAACAAACTGAATGGAGGTGAGAAAAATGGAGCACAGGAATGAACGGCAGATCAGGACGATGCCGTGCGTCCTGAAAACGCGGGACGAGCAAAATCCCGTGATCGAGGGGCACTTTGCCGTGTTCGATGTGGAAACAGAGCTTTATCATGGCGTGTTTGAGACCATCGACCGCGGGGCGTTTGACGGCGCGCTCGTAGATGACGTAAGAGCGCTTATCAACCACGATACGACATTGGTATTGGGGCGGAACAAAGCGGGCACACTCGAGCTTGCAACGGACGACATAGGGCTTTTCGGTTCTATCAGGATCAACGTCGCTGATACGGACGCGATGAACCTTTACCACAGGGTACAGCGGGGCGATGTGACGCAATGCTCGTTCGGGTTTGACATTCTGGACGAAGATTCGGAATACCGCGACGATGGAACAGCGCACTTCAAGATCAAAAAAGTGCGGTTGTATGAGGTTTCGGTCTGTACCTTCCCGGCCTACCCGGACACCGGGGTAACGGCAAGGATGGCGCAGATCGAGGAACATAAAAAACGCGCTCTTGAGGCGTGGAAAGAAAAACAAAAGGAGAGGTTAAAAAATGGCATTGAGAATGTTGATGCTCGATAAGAAGCTGCGCGAAAAGCGCGGCTTTTTTGATGAACTGAAAAGCGTTGATTTTTCGCAGCGCGAAGCCGAGCTTGCTCAGTCTATCGAAGAGGCGAAAACAGATGAGGAACGGGCGGCCGTGGAAGAAGCAATCGCGGAATTTGAAAAAGAAAAGCGCGAAAACGAAGAAGCGCGCGCCGCATTGGAAAAGGAGATCGGAGAGATCGAATTGGAGATCGCCGATCTGGAACGCGACGACCAACCGAAAGAACAGGAAGATAAAAAGGAGGAAAACAGAGGAATGGAAAAAGTTGCAGAAAAGCGCGGGCTGCTCTACAGGGTGTCGGAAGAACGCCGCGCAATGATACTGAACGCCCCGGAAACGCGGGATTTTGTAGAACAGATCAAAACGGCCGTTATGGAAAAAAGAGCGATCACGGGGGCGGGGCTCACGATCCCGGACGTGATGCTCGATCTGATCCGTGAAAACGTATTTGAATATTCTAAGCTCGTGAACAGGGTGCGGCTGCGTTCCATCAGTGGGGAAGCGCGGCAGACGATCGCGGGCACTGTACCGGAAGCGGTATGGACGGAAATGTGCGCAAACCTGAACGAGCTTTCCTTTGCGTTCAATCAGGTAACGATCGACGGCTACAAGGTGGGCGGATATGTCGCGTTATGTAACGCTATCCTGCAGGATTCCTACCTTGATATGGCGGCGGAGATCGTAACGATGCTTGGTCAGGCTGTTGGATTTGCGCTTGACAAAGCTATCCTCTACGGCAAAGGCGCGGCGGGCAAAATGCCGCTTGGTATCGTGACGCGGCTTGCGCAGACGCAGAAGCCGAGCGATTACCCTGTAAACGCCCCGGCGTGGGTAGATCTGCATACGACCAACATTCTGCAGATCGCGACAGGTAAAACAGGCGCGGAGTTCTTCCAAGAACTCATTAAGGACATTGGAGCGACGCGTACGCCTTACGCGCGCGGCAATATGTTCTGGGCGATGAACTCTGTGACGTATAACCAAATGATGTCGAACGCGACCGTGATCGACGCGACGGGCGCTATCGTAGCCCGCGTAAACGGCGTGATGCCCGTTGTAGGCGGGGATATCGTCGTACTTGAATTTATCCCGGACGGAGACATCATCGGCGGCTTTGGCGACCTCTATCTGCTCGGCGAACGCCGGGGAATCGTGGTAGATCAGTCCGAGCACGTACAGTTCATTCAGGACAACACAGTGTTCCGTGCGACTGCGCGCTATGACGGACTTCCGGTCATTCCGAAAGCGTTTGTTGCAATCAACATCAACGGGCAGGCCCCGACGACTGAAATGGACTTCGCGTATGATTTTGCGAACCGTTCCGCGGCGCTGTCCGCTCTGTCGATCGCTTCCGCAACGCTCGCGCCTGCGTTTGACGAGGACGTGACGAGCTATACGGCTTCTACAACGGAAGCGAACGGAAAGATCACAGCGACCGCAAAGGACCCGAGCGCTACGGTAAAAATCTACGTAAACGGCGCGGGCGTGGCAAGCGATACGCCTACATGGAATGACGGTGAAAACGTGGTGCTTGTGAACGTGACAAACGGACTTAACGAGCAGAACTATACCGTTATTGTTACCAAGACGGCTGCAGCAAAAATGGCGGCAAAGGCCGCGTCGAAATAATGGCGTGGGGTGATACCGCCCTGCCTTTGGTAAAAGCCAACTTGAACATCACGCAGGATGTGAGAGACGAATATCTGACGGCGATCATAAACGGCGTGGTGAAGCAGCTGCAGGATGAACAGGGGTTAGCTTTGGACGAGGCTGACCCCTATCATTTGCAGTTTGTCGTTGACTTTTGCGCGTGGCGTTACCGTGGCAGGGGCGAGGACGGCCCTATGCCGCAAAACCTGCGCTTCCGGCTCAATAACCTTATGATCCATTTAAGCGGCGGTGATGGCGGTGTATGATTACGAACTTACGCTGATCGGCGCGTCGGAATGGGCACGGGATGACAGCGGAAACTATATCCCGAAAGAAACGCAGACTACCGTTTTATGCGACCTAAAAAGCGTGACGCGGAGCGAGTTTTATTCCGCGGCGCAGGCAGGCCTGAACCCGGAACAGGTATTTGAAATAAATGGTTTCGAGTACAACGGGGAAACGGAGGTCGAGTTTTTGGGGGAACGGTATTCCGTCATCCGTACCTACAGGACAAGCTATGAAACGATAGAGCTTACTTGCGAAAGGAAGGCAAAGCATGGCGAAAAGTCTGGAACAACAACTGAGTGACGTGCTTGTGCTCTATTCTCAAGAAGTGACAGAGCAAGTAAAAAAAGACGCAAAAACAACAGCGTATCATACGAAGGGAAAAATACAGAAAAATTCCCCGAGCCGTTCCGGGAGGTACAAAAAGAACTGGGCCGTAAAAAAAGCGTATGAGAGCGCAAACGAAGTCCGGTATGTGATTTACAACAAAAAGCCGACCTACAGGCTTACCCATTTGCTTGAAAGCGGTCATGCCAAAAAGGACGGAGGCCGCGTAAGGGCGTATCCGCATATCCGACCCGCCGAGCTTTGGGCGCAAAAGGAATTTGTAAATTTGGTTAAAAAGGCGGTGCAGAAATGACTTTAAAGGAAATGATCGCCATGCTGGAAGAAACGGGGTTCCCGGTGGCCTACGGCCACTTCCCGAAAGAGGCCCCGCCGTCCGTTCCGTATATAGCGCTTACGATCCCGTATACAGACAATTTTTTTGCGGAAAACAAAGTGTGGAAGCAGATAGCATACGGAGATATTGAGCTTTGCACCGAACGTAAGGACACGGAAGCGGAAAAAAAATTAACGGACGTATTGAACAGCCACAATATAACGTGGCAGAAAGCAAGCGAAGACTTCATCGAAGACGATGGGGTCTTTTCTATATTCTACGAATTCGAGGAGGTATACGATGGCTAACAAAGTACAATTCGGTTTGAGCAACGTATGGTTTGCCCTGCTGAATACTGGAGATGATGGAGAAGTAACATTTGGTACGCCGCATAAACACCCGGGCGCGGTCAATCTGACGCTCGACCCGAACGGCAGCGACACACCGTTTTATGCGGATAATATAACGTACTACACGGCTTCGGCGAATCAGGGCTATACCGGGTCTATTGAAATGGCGCTGTTTGATGAATGGTTCCAGACAAACGTGCTTGGGAATACGCTGGACGAAAACGGGGTAATGGTCGAGAACGCGAACACGAATCCAAAGCCTGTGGCGATCCTGTATCAGGTGGAGGGCGACGAAAAGGCCGCGCGGCGCGTCTTGTATAACGTACAGGTAAGCCGTGGTTCCGATACGGCGGCGACCAAGGGAGAGACGACGGAGCCGCAGACCTCTACCATGAACATTACGGTAAGCCCGCTCCCCGAAAGCGGTATCGTAAGAGCGCATACCACGCAGAACACAGACGAGGAAACATTCAACAATTGGTACAGCAAGGTCTATGTTCCGTCCGGGGAATTTACGCCGGACGTTACGCTGAAAAGCCTGTCGCTCGGGGCCTTGACGCTTGAACCGACGTTTGCGCCGGAAACGACCGCATACACGGCGACAACAACGAACGCGACGAACACGATCAACGCGCAGGCAAATGACCCGAATGCCACGGTGTCGATCATAGCGAATGACGCGCCCGTATCAAATGGCTCCGCGATCGCATGGCAGGAGGATTCCAACACCGTAACGGTAACGGTGGAGAACGGCGGCCAGTCCAAGGTGTATACGATCACCGTAACAAAGAGCGCTTAAGCATTGACTGCCAAAACCTGAAATGGTATATTTAAGTTGCCGAAAAACCTAATAAGTGGCATAGCAAGAGTTTGCACAAGGGCGCTTGCTTATTTGGACATAACTTTTGTTATGTCGCTTAGGTTTTTCGGCAAAAAACTAATGAGCGAGCGCCCTTTTGCGTGAGCTCCATTTTATACCAATGGAGGGTTTGGGTTATGAAAAGGTTATTGTGTGTCGTTTTGTGTATTTTACTGGCTGTCGCGGTCGTGGGATGCGGCGAAAAGGCATCAGATGAGGCGAAACAATTAGCACAGCAGGCAATAGATATTACAAATGAATATTTAAGTGGAAATATAAGTTCGAGCGATGCGTGGGAAAAGGTATCAGAAATAGAAAATGAATTACAAGATAAATATTTTCCGAATAGTATGCCTACCTCATTGGACCATTCACCGAATGAAGAACTTATGTATTCTGTAGGGCGCTTAGAAAATGAACTCCTTTTATCAGATAATATTGAAAATATAAAACAGGCATTAGAAGAAGTGGACAGTTTAGTAAAATAAATTGATAAAAGGGGCATACATTATGAAGTCTACAAAGTATTATATAGCTATTATTTCCGGTTGGGCATCATTTGGAATTGGAATTGCGTTATTGCTTGGCGGTTGTTTTGACTTAGGCGACATGGGCTTTGGTCATGGATTTTTAGGGTTTATTTTGCTCATAGTTGGATTGGTTGTTGCAATTGAAGCGCATAAATCAAAATTTATTTTTGAAACTAAAAAATTGGCCTGTAATAAGGAGGCAGAATTATTTCAACAACAGAATTTTAATAATGATATAGAGGTTGAGTTTGGAGGGTATAGAAGATTTATAGTTGATAAGGCGAGTGAGAAATTTTATGTTACTCCCATTTGCAAAAGCCGGAGGGATTTTTGTGATGATATAAAGAATGGGATATATTGCCTGCAATCCATAAAAGATATTTCGATTAGCGAAAACAAAAATACTATTGTGGAAAGTCATGGGGGAACTGGAGGCGCTTTAGTTGGGGGAGTGTTACTTGGAGCAACTGGCGCAATTATTGGTGCGAGCACAAAAAAAACAACTACCGATATCAAAGTTGACACACTAAAGATTAGCATGGTAACAAATGATATTGATAATCCGCTGATATCGATAGAATTTGTAGAATCTCCAATAGACCGAAGTTCTGTACCATACAAAAGTCTTGCTTCTGCGGCAGAAAAGATATACGCTACTTTACAAAGCTATATGATAAGCAAAAAGGAAGAAAAAGACAAAGAAGAAATCAAAAAAATGGGAGGTAAGACTTTTCCTACTCCTATTCCGCAAGAATTGGGTTGGGAGGTAAAATATAATTATAAAGATGTAAAGATGGCACTCCCTAAAATGGAGTATTTCAAAGAGAAGTTAAATTCTTCCCAAATAACATTACAGATGTATCAAGACAAGAAGAATGAGTATGATGAAAATGCTGTAATGTTAGCGGATGGGCTTGATTCTGTTGGGTACTTATATAAAGGTAAAATACAGGACATGGCTAATGATTGGATTGATCGTGACGACAAAATTTATGTAGGAGTAAGTAAAATAGACATTGAAAAGGAAGAAGTTTTTTTAACACTTGCATTTTATAAAAGCATAGAAGAAACGCTCATGCTTTATAAAAAGAGCGCTACACTTGTCAGAACATCAATAAAACAGGAATTTGAAGATAGGCAGGAAAACATTTCCTATTTAGAAGAGGGCGATTTTGTAGATATAGATATATATACTACTGAATTTGAAAATGCAGTCGTGACCGATTCGAGCGGAGGAGAATTAGGCGAATTGCCAACCGCATTATCAGAAAAAATGCGAGAAGATAATTATGATTATATCGGAAAAGTAATTGCATTGACGGAAAATGATAGTGGAAAATATGGGGTAAAAATTATGATATTCAGAGAACCAACAGATGAATGATGTGCTAAGGAACCGCCCATAGTGGCGGTTTTCTTTTGAAATAGATTGACAAACCCGGATGTGTACGTTATAATGTACATATAAAGGAGGCAAGCAGGATGCTAAATACGAACGCGACAAATTTTAGGAAAAATATGTTCAGTTTGCTTGAACAGACAGTTAAATATAATCAGCCTGTGCAGATTACCACGAAAGATGGAAATGCGGTTATGATAAGCGAGGAAGATTATAACGGTCTGATGGAAACGATGTATTTGAATTCTGTTCCGGGCTTAGTTGATGAAATTAAGGCTGCTGCGGCGGAACCGCTTGAAGAATGCGTGCCGGAAAATGAGGTCGAATGGTAATGTACCGGATCGTATATTCCAAAAAATCATTAAAACACGTTCAGAATATAAAGACAGCGAACCTTGAAAAGCAAATCAAGGAGCTTATGAATGTCTTGCGGGAGAATCCGTTTCGCAATCCGCCGCCATATGAAAAATTGCAGGGAGAGTTGAAAGGATTTTATTCCAGAAGGATAAACGCGAAGCACAGGCTTGTATATCAGGTGTATGAAAGCGAAAAGACAGTCAAGATATTAAGCATGTGGACACATTACGAATTTTGATGGAGGCTCTATGAAATCGTTAGTACAAATCATCGTTATATGCTTACTGATGATACTGCTGATTTACTTTATCAGCTCTGTTTTTAATGAATGGTTTTGGCTGTATATTGTAATTGGTGTAGCCGCTGCTATCGCGGCGACGGCATTGATACATAAAAAGACGTATAAATCACCTGTGAAGCGAAACGGCCAGAATATTGTGAAGAAATAAAATAGAAAGAATATAGAGGCACTCACACACGTGAGTGTCTTTTATTTATACAAAAAATCAAGAGGTGTGAAATGGAAAAGGTAATAAAAATCGGAGAAAAAGACGTAAGGCTAAAAGCTAACGCAATGCAGGCAATCATCTACCGCCGTGAATTTGGGCGGGATATCATGGAAGTTCAGGGCAGCATCATGAAGATGATGAAATTTGACAAAGCAGGAAACGCTGCTTTTAATTTAGACGGCATCGGCAATCTGGACAGCGTGGGGATCGTTCAAGTGATCTGGACAATGGCAAAGGCCGCTGACGCTTCCGTACCGCCGCTTGAGCAATGGCTTGAACAGTTTGATGCATTCCCCATCATGGACGTGTTTGCGGAAGCCTACGAGCTTATTTTGGCTAACTTTATTTCTACAACAAAAATAAAAAACAGAAAAGCGGCGGGGAGCTCACAACGCAAGGGTTGATTGCGGCTGCGGTGAACAGCGGGTTTTCCGTCGCGGACTTTGAATTTATGACAATAGGAATGTTGCAGGACGCTCTTTCGGAATTTACGCCCGAAAAGGACAGGATATATATAGCAACGCAAGAGGACATCGACAAATATCTGTGAGGTTAGGATATGGCACAAAGAATCAAAGGGATCACCGTTGAGATCGGCGGTGATACGCAGCCGTTAAATAAAGCGCTGAAAGATGTAAGCAAAACTGCGGCATCTTTAAACAGCGAACTGCGCATTATAGACAAGCTGCTTAAATTAGACCCGACCAATACGACGCTGTTAGCTCAAAAGCAGGAAGTGTTGGCAAAGTCTATAGAAAATACAACCAAAAAACTGAATGCCCTTAAATCAGCGCAGGAGCAGGCAAAGGCACAGCTTGAACGCGGAGAGATCGGCGCAGACCAATACAGGGTCTTGGAGAGGCAAGTCATATCAACCGAAAATTCGCTGAACCGCTTGCAAAATGAAGCGCAGCAGACGGATGAAGCGCTCAATAATGCGGGAGACGCTGCGCAAAAAACCGGAAAAGATATGAACTCCCTAAGCGTGGGCGGTGTGGCTCTTGGTACGGTCTTAGGCAATGTTGCAACAAAGCTGTTAGAGTTTGCCGGGAGTGCGGTAACATTCTTGACCGATGCGGTAGAGGAAACAAAGGAGTTCCGCTCGGACTTGTCAAAGCTCGAACAGAACGCAAAAGCGGCGGGCACGGGCATAGACGATGTAACTGACGATCTGGAATATTTTGTCGCAATCACCGACGAAACGGATTCCTCTGTAGAGGCTTTGTCTAACCTTTTAAAAGCGGGATTCACAGGGGAAACGCTGACCGACGCTGTGAACAATCTTTCCGGCGCTGTCGTTGCGTTCCCGGACACGCTTAAAATAGAATCCCTTGCAGATTCCTTGCAGGAAACGCTTGCGACCGGAGAGGCGACGGGGCAGTATGGGGAGCTGTTAGAGCGCTTAGGCGTAAATCTTGAGGACTTTAACAAAGGATTGCAGAAATGCACGACCTCCGCGGAAAAACAGCAATATGCGGTGGATATCCTCGCCAAAAACGGCATGGCAGACCTCAACGCGCAGTATAAAGAAGCGAATGCGGATTTGATCGCGTATTCTACGGCGCAGACGCGATACACGGAAATGCTCTCCAAAGTAGGCGCGGCGATGCAGCCTGTTATGACGGCGCTCACCGATACCAAAACGTTACTTCTCGAAGGAATGATACCTGCGCTTGAAACAACAGGGCAGGCATTGAGTGAAAAGCTCGCAAGCCCGTCCGTGCAAAATTCATTTAAAAAACTTGGTGAAGGGTTGGCTGAGGTTGCCTCTGCATTTGCGAATTTTGCCGTATTTATTATAGAGAATGGCGAAATGATTATAAAAATTATAGGAAGCATAGCAGCGGGCTTTGTTGCGTGGAAAATTTCGAGCATTATTCAGTCAATGGGTGGACTAAAGGCGGCTTTTCAGGCCATCATACCCGCCATAAAAAATATGGGAAAGGCAATAACGGCAGTATCTTCGTCCACAATAATCGGGGCGCTTGTTACGGTTGCGTCGATTATTGCAACTATTGCGGAATCGTTCTTGGGAGCGAGCGATGCAACAGAAACATTTAAGGATGAAATGGCTTCTTTAAAAGATGAGGCCGAAGGTATGGCGACTGAATTCGCTGCTACGCAAGAAACGCTTGCGATAAATGGAGAGACCATGAGGGGGCTTGTTACAGATATACAAGCATTAGATTCTTCTATAAAAAGCGGGAACCTTTCAGCGGCAGAAATGGCAGTTGCGCAAGGGCAACTTGCAGCCAAAACAGCAGAATACAATGCGGCGGCAGGTGAAGAAGTTCTAAAAATAGATGCCGCAACCGGAGCGATAGACGGTAGCACATCAGCGCTCGCCGATAATACGGAAGCTCTAATTGAAAACGCTCGAAAGGCAGCAGAAATAGAGGCTCTGCAAAAAGCGTTTGAGGCGCAGACCGAAGCGCAGGCACAGCAGGCGACGCAGCTTGCTGAAATTGATAAATACTACGACCAGCTTTCAGATGAACAGAAAAAATATATTGACCAAATGAAAGAAGAGGGTGTCAGCGTTGAGGCACTTTCTAATTTATGGTATGCGTCGCCTATTTGGGGAGGACAAGTAAATAATGAGATACGCGGAATTGTAGAAGGGCTGGAAGATTCTATCGACGCAGAGAAAGCGGCGGGGGAGCAGGCTGAATATTACACAGAAAAAGTGGGTGAAAGTGCGGCAGCTGATGCTCAAAGAAAAAATGCTATTGACGAGACAAATGAGGCTCTCTCGGGATTAGGAGAAGCAGAAGCGATCTACCTTATGCAACGTCTGGCAAATAACGAAGAATTAAGTCAGTCAGACCAAGATGCTCTTGACCTATGGAAATCAAACAATGCCGAAAGAGCCGCAGAACTGGAAGAACAACTGGCGAGAGAGAAAGAGATATATCAGGCCAGAGTAGACGCAGCGACGGATATGAATAACAAAATCGACCTTTCCAACCAGACATCATTGAAGCAAGCAACTGAGAATTTGGAACATAACACGCAAGTGACGCAGGAAATGGTCGCAAATCTCGATTCTTTGTATGGGAAAATACCGGAATCGCTGTATACCTATTTAGAAGAGGCGGGAACAGATCAGGCAAGACTAATCTCACAATTAGCTAATGAAATGGAAGGTGGTGGAAGTGATGTAGCCACTCGTTTTGTGAACGCTTACCTCGCAGCGATTAATGCTGGGAAATCCCCTGCAGAAGCAGCGGCGTATGCATTTGGATCGGATACGCAGACAAGTGCTGGACAGGGCATTGATTCAAACAAGGCTGCACAGACAGAATTTGAATCCTCTATGCAGGAAACGGTAGATAACGTAAGTGCAATGATAGGTGCTGATGGGCCGTTCTACTGGCTCGGTATCGGCATCATCAACCGTCTTGCGTCCGGTATGCGGGATATGGCATGGAAGCTGTATGATGTGGCAGACAATGTCGTCAGTACGCTTAAAAGCAAGTTTAATTTCGAGATATCCGTATCGAGCACAGGACGCGGCGCAAAATTCCAAGGCTTTGCAACAGGCGGTATCATCTCGCGTGAACAGATCGTGCGGGTAGCGGAGCGCGGACCAGAGGCGATCATACCGCTTGACCGTTTAGGCGGTATCATTCAGGGCGTATTAGATAACAACGGAGGCGGCAGCGGCGGCAACACGTATCAGCTCAATGTATATACCAGTGATTTAAGTGACGGCGCCCAAGTACGGCTATTCAAGAATTTCAGCAAATGGGCGGGCAGGAGGTTAATTTGAGAAAGTTTTTCTTAGAGGACAATACAGGGCGGCGGCTCTCATTGCAGGACAATAAACGTTTCATGTGGGAGCCGTCCGGTCTCGGCTATGCGGAGGATATCGGTTTCGCACAGGTGGAATACGGCTTTTTCTCGGAATCCTCACGGGATTACGCGCAGCCGAGCATCAGCGGGACGATGGTGTTCTTTCCGGACGTGCAGGAACCCTATCAAACCTATCAGGAGTTTGTAGACTGGGTGAACAGCGCGGAGGGCCTGCAGCTTGTCTATGTTCCATACGGAACGCGAGAGTTGTATGTAGATGTGATCGTGACGGGGCTCGAGCTTTCGGAAAAGGAGCTGACAGGGGTGCTCGAATGCCCGGTCACATTCACGGGCACAAGTCCATATCACAAAAAGAACCCGCTGACGTTTCTGTTCAGGACGGAGGAAAGCATAAACCCAATGCGGTTCACGTTCAAATTCCCGTTCAAGTTTTCGGACAGCGGAGCGGGCGACGCGCAGATTTTTACTCCGCAGGGGCATTTCCCGGCGGCAATGGAGCTATATATCAACGGGCCGTGTTCGAACATCTACTTCAAAGTGGAGGACAGCGCCACAGGGGCGCTTATAGGAGCGCTCGACCTGTCCGGCGTATCGGTCGCGGCGGGAGACTACATCTACTATTCCTCCCGGCCAAACGCTGACGGCGTGTGGAAAGTGAGCGGCAACACACGCACCGACCTTGTGGAATCGCTCAACGAAAACGTGGCAAACTTCTTCACGCTCCCGGTCGGGAAAGAAGTGCGGGCGACGCTGACAGCGGACACAACGGCAGGAACGGAGATCACACACGTCCTGCACGTCCACGAGTATTTCAAGGGGTGATTTCATGATAACGTACATAAGAGACCGCCACACATTCGCACTCAAGCATCACGCGACGGCGCTCACCTACGACATGATCGTACAGTCGATCTATGATGAAGTGTCAGACTTCAAGATCAGAGGAAAGGAATCTTCGGCAAAGGCCGGGGATTTTTTCTTTGCAGATGGATTTTTCGGGATCATCAAGGAGGCGGACACGGACCGGGAAACACTGGATATTACCTGCAGCGATATAGACACGCTGTTTGCGCGGGATATCCCGGACGATCCCGGAACGGTAGGCGGGAGCGTCGAGCAATATATTAAGTCGCTGATCGACAAGTATTACGTGAATCTATCAGACGCGATGTACGCCACGCCATTTTTAACAGTGATCGCGTCCACATCGACGGCGGGAAGCGCATTGCCGGACGTAGAGAACGGAGTTTGGAATATCAAATCGTATCTGTCAAAGGTGCGGCGATTGTATAACATTCATACGTCGTATTCGGTGGTAAACGGCGGGCTTGTGATGCGGCTCTTCCGCCGCGACAGGCAGACGCATAAGGTGTTTCTGGATTTGTCAGATTTTGAGGTGTTGGAGGAATCGTTCGCGCATGAGGCCATCGGGAAGATCACGACCATAGCAGAGGACACCGGAGCGCGGCAGGATTGGTACTTGCTCACAGACGGCACGATCACAAATACCTATACGGACGAAAACCGGATAGACGGTACGTGGGAGGTCTTGAACGTGAGCGAAGCTGCGAACGCTGCGGAGGAGGTCAAAAACAAATTCGCGGAGAACAGCGATTCGCACCTCATAGAATTTGCGTGCAGTAAAGAGTATAACTTCTATGATAACCTGCTCGTCCGCACGAAAGAGGGGCAGGTTTTGACCAGCTATATATCCGCGATCCGCAGGAGCAGTGACCGGAACAAGAACGTATACAAGAGCGGCGAGCTCCGCATCATGGTGGACGAAAAGCTGAATATCTGGAAGCAGGAACAGTCGCAGGCGGCAGCGGGCGAAATGGGAACGGGAGAACAGGGGCCTCCGGGCCCGCAGGGAGAGCCGGGAGAGAAAGGTGATACAGGAGAGCCGGGAGCGGTGTTTACTCCGACGGTAGACGCGGCTGGAAACATATCTTGGAGCAACAACGGAGGGCTCCCCAATCCTGCCACGCGGAATATACGGGGGCCTCAAGGTGAACAAGGCCCACAGGGAATACAAGGGGAAACAGGCCCGCAAGGCCCGGTCGGTGAAACAGGCCCGGAGGGCCCAAAAGGCGACACCGGAGAGCAGGGGCCGCAAGGGCCTATCGGTCAAACCGGGCCGCAAGGTGAGCAGGGGCCGCAGGGAATACCTGGAGTAGACGGGCAAGATGGAGCAAAGGGCGAACCGGGGGAGAATGGAGCAACGTTTACTCCGTCCGTAAATGCAAGCGGAGATTTAAGCTGGAGCAATGACGGAGGGCTTCCAAACCCGGCTACGGTCAACATAAAAGGCCCAAAAGGCGACACCGGAGAACAGGGGCCGCAAGGCCCGGCTGGTGAAACAGGGCCACAAGGTGAGCAAGGACCGCAGGGCCCAAAAGGAGATACAGGCCCGGAGGGTCCTCAAGGACCTATCGGTCAGGCTGGGCCACAGGGAGAGCAAGGACCGCAGGGCGAACCAGGGCAACCGGGTGCGGACGGAGCGCCTGGAGAAAAGGGAGAGCCAGGTGCTGTATTTACACCAGAATTAGATGTAAACGGGAATCTGAGCTGGACAAATAATGGAGGACTTGAAAATCCAGATACTATCAATATTAAAGGCCCTAAAGGAGATACTGGCGAACAAGGTCCGCAAGGTATTCCGGGAGAAAATGGAAATCCAGGGGAGAACGGATCAACCTTTACGCCTTCCATAAATGCAAACGGAGACCTGAGTTGGAGTAATGATGGAGGACTTCCAAATCCAGAGACTGTCAACATAAAAGGCCCGCAAGGCCCACAAGGGCCACAGGGAGAGCAGGGCCCACGGGGCATACAGGGAATTGAAGGGCCGCAAGGACCGCAGGGGGAAACCGGCCCACAAGGCCCACAGGGTGAAACAGGGCCGCAAGGCCCACAGGGAGAAAAGGGAGATACAGGCGCGACAGGGCCGCAAGGGCCAAAGGGCGATACCGGGCCGCAAGGACCAAAGGGTGATACCGGACCGCAGGGGCCTCCGGGGTCGAGCGCGACGGTTGAGATCGCGCAGAGCACGGGAACGTCCGCTGCTGCGGTCATGAGCCAGAACGCGGTAACGAATGAGTTGAACGAGAAGATAGGGATAAGGACTTTTTAAAGGAGGGCATACATGGCATTAAACGGGCTAATATTTGACCAAAGGAACAACGATTCCAAAAACTGGCGGCGTATTCTGCATGGCATTCTCGGGGATGGGATCATAAGGGATTGCGATATCACATTTACAGCAAATTCTATCACAGTGGGAGACGGGCAGTTCATTCTGTTGGGGGGCGTGATCGCAAATGACGGCGCGGAAACGATCTCCGTAACGCCAACGCTGACAGACGGGTATGTGCGGCTTAAGTGCAGAATAGATTTAACAAAAGAAGCGCAGGAAACTGGACCCGGTCCCGTCGAATGGCTGACGGATTTTTCCACAACAACGACGTTTCCGGCGCTGACACAGGAAGATATAAACGGCACGGGGAGTATCTATGAGGGCGAGATCGCTGTCCTGCAAATAGTGAGTGGGAACATAACGGCGCTTATCAGTATGATGCCGAATGTGAGCGGAATGAACACAAGGGATTTTTAAGGAGGAATAACATGGCAAATAACAGATGGATTCAGCAGGGCTCCGCGACCACACCAAGCGGGGCACAGTATGGCGACGACGTGATCTTAAAGGACGGGTCGTTTGCAGTAATAAATAGCAGTAATGTTCCCATATGGTTTGCAATACAGGAGGAGAGCCTTGTATATAAAGGGCAACTGACATCGGCAAGCAATCTGGACAATTATTTTGGCGAACCGGGTATCTATCAGGTGGCGGCAGCGCAGGGAACGCCAAGCGCGGATGTTTACGGAATATTGCTCGTATGCAAGGCGAATACTTATTCAATGCAGTTGTATTTTTCCCGTGTGCAGAACAGGGCGTATTTCAGAACGCAGGAGAATGGACAGGCGATCACGGCATGGTTCACACTTTTTACCGCTGGGAGTAACGGAACCGGGTCCGACTTCAACAACATTGCGAAAAGCGGGAGCTACGGGATATTCGGTTCCGGAACAGATAAACATGCGCCCTATGCGGGGGCGTACGGAACCTTGCAGGTATATCAGTCCAATCAATATATCACACAAACGTTTATCAGCGTCACGGATGCAAAGACTTCTGTCCGCGCATATAACGGGAGCGTGTGGACGGCATGGAAAACGCTTTGAGGAGGAAAAGACATGTATAACCTTTATGTTAGAACGGACGAAAGCAATATCGTTACGGCTATGTATCTTGACCTGTTTGAAGAACCGAAAGAGGGAGATATCCCGGTAGAGAGCTTCGAGGGGGAATATGATTTTTCACTTCATTGCGACCGGGTATTGCAGGATAATGACGGACACTATAATTATAAGGTTTCGGACGGCAGGCTTACGCTGCGTACCGATTCGGAAAAGGCGGACGATACATTACCGGAAACAGCAGAGGAAAAGGCGGAAAAATTCGATGCGCTTTCCGCGCTCCTTGTGGAAAAAGGGATATTGACGCAGGAAGAAATAGACGGGCTGGGGGAGTGAGCGATGGGCATCGTAGAAGCAGTCGTAACGGTAGCCGTGGCGATCTTGGGAGCGGGCGGCATCGTGACGATCTATCTAAAGCACCGACTGGATAAAGAGAGGGATGAAGAGCGCCGGAAACGGGAAGCGGAGGCGGAGCACCGAAAACAGCTTGTGTTGATCGAGAATGACATAGACCTTGCCAAAAGCAAGGAGTGGCAAACTCTTGATGATATGCTCGTTAAAATAGTGGAATGCTTACACGGCGAAAGACCAAACGGGCAGCTCGAAAGCGCGCATGAGGAATACAGGAGATCGGCAAGAGAGCTTGAGCTTCTCTACAAAAAGAAGCGGATTTTTCTGGATAGTGAACAATGACGCATTTGCGTCTTTTTTATTTCAAAGGAGGAAAAGAACATGAGTAAGATCTATATCAATCCGGGGCACGGCGGAACGGACAGCGGAGCTGTAGGCGTCGGAGGGCGGCAGGAAAAAGCGGACAACCTGATATATGCGTCCGCAGTCGCGGAAAAGCTACGCGCGGCAGGGCATGATGTGAAGCTTGAGCGGGACGGAGATTATCTGATCAATGTGAAAGACATTGCGGCAAAGGCGAACGCATGGGGAGCAGACTATTTTATCGCGTTCCATAGAAACTCCGGCGGCGGTACGGGCGCTGAATGCCTTATCGTATCGAGCGCTTCCCAAAAGTCACGCGAGATGGCGCAGGTGATTCAAAACGCGCTCGTGGCGGTTGGATTCGAGAATCGCGGCGTAAAGGTGCAGGATAAAAACACATACGTGCTTTCCCATACGACGATGCCCGCGACTACGATTGAATGCGGCTTTGTTGACAGTCAGACAGATAACGCGCTGTTTGATAGCAAGCAGGGGGAGATCGTGCAGGGTATCACGGACGCGGTCCTTTCCATTGCCGGAGGGGTTGAACCGAACCCGGCCACGCCGCCCGCACAGTCGGTATATACCAAGAAAGCGTTCACACTTGACCATGTTGTGAAGAAAGGGAGCAAGGAAGCGGTTGTCGGCTCTATCCAGAACAATCTGCTTGCAATGGGCTATGATCTGGGAAGCACCGGGATCGACAACAACTTCGGTACAAAGACGGACGCTGCCGTAAGAGACGTTCAGAAGAACGGCGGCGTGACGGTGGACGGACAGGTCGGCAAAAACACAACGCCGCTGCTCGGCGGGACGTGGACGGAAAAGAGCGCGCCCGCGGCGTCTATCCCGGAGCTGACACGCAATTTAAAGCTGACCTCTCCCATGATGCGTGGAGACGATGTGCGGCAGGCGCAGGAGCGTCTGGACAAGCACCTTGCGCAGCCGGGCAGGATAGACGGCGTATTCGGGAACAGTACGAAAGAAGCAGTCATACGGTTCCAGCAGGCGAGGAAAAACGAGGGCCGGGACATTGGAGAAGTGGACGGCGTGATCGGGCCGAAAACGTGGGCGATCTTGTGGGAATAAAGGAGGAGATGAAATGAGTAAGATCAACTGGAAAGTCCGGGCGAAAAGCCCGCAGTTTTGGATCGGGCTTATTGGTGTAGTCCTGTCGCCCGTCCTTGCGTATCTTGGGCTTGGGTTTGAGGACCTGACGACATGGGACAGTGTGGCGAACGTATTCGTACAGTTCTTCACGAATCCGTATCTGATCGGCACAGCGGTCATGGCGGTCCTGTCGTTTATTGGAGTGCTGACCGATCCGACGACAAAGGGGATCACGGACAGCGAACAGGCGCAGGAATATACCGAGCCGAAGGGCTGATTGAACTCAAAAGAAGCAAAATGCGGAGATTTTCTCTCCGCATTCTTACTTCTTGAAATCAAAGGTATATTTTAAATGCCTTCTTGCCGTAGTTTCGGGCATAGTATGTAATACCGTTTTTGGTAAACGATGCCCGGAATATATACTTTTTCATTGTTCATGCTCGACCAATCCTTTCTGGCCAAGAATTCGTTCTTGCACATATTATCATATTGTGGTATAATAATGCTACATATTTTGGGGTGCAAATTGGGTTGTAACTTGGCCTTTGTTCCCATCTATTTTAGCAGCGGCTCCGCAATAGTCGCTGTTATTTTATTTTACTTAACTGATAACTGGCCGCATCATACGACACTCCACAACGCTGAACGACCTCATCTAATTTCATACCACGAACCAGATGCGCGGGTATCATGATTTCTCCTGCTAAACATTTGGCTTGCCATTCTGGATCGCAATACGTTGGTAAAGTTTCGCTGTAGTTTCGCTGTAGTTTTACCCCACTAATCTTAAGTAACAACGCGTGCGACATCTCGTGCATTACGGTCATGCGATCCCGACCAATCCCATTACATGCACCATCATAAACGCTTTGTCGAATCCTGATACAATTATGCTCGAGTGAGTAATCTGCATGTACACCAGGGGGGAGATCATTTTCGTCAACCACAGCATAGTAGAAATCATCTTCTCCAATTATTTCGGGATAAAATTCTAAAAAATTCATGACGGGGAATCGAAAAATATTTTCTATCTTTAATTCTTTTCTTATATCAAAAGCATATCTTCGTAGATCATTTCGGCTAAGCGGTTCCGCCCTATAAAACGATTTTGCCAATTACATTACCTCCCGGATGAATTCTGCACAATTTGCAGAATCTTATCGGCCAAGTCATCTGGCATAGTGTCAAAAGCACGGGCGAAAACTAATGCCGCTTCTCGTTGTTTGTTTTTAGAGTTTTGCAAATTAAGCTTTATAACTTTGGTCGTTTGATCCGCGAGATCCATTAGTTCCATTTTTTCAGAACCGGATAACTCATAGTGATCAGCAATTCTGTCTACCCAGTCGAGAGGGACACTCTTTTTACCCGTTTCAACAGCAGATAAAAAAGAAGTAGACACATCTAAAAACGTCGCCATATCCTTTAATATCTCCCCACGATCAATCCTTAGATGCCGCAGATATTTTCCAAATTCGGTTATCATGGTATCTCCCTTTCTTTGATTCCCTTTATGCAATATAACATATTAATGAAAAATAGTCAACCTATTGGTTGAAAAATTTTATAAATCGTAATTTATACGTATCCGGAACCGGATTAGACAACTAAAGACCGCCTGCATCGGGTTGATGTGGGCGGTTTTTTGATTTTATAAACCTATGTAGATAATTCTAATTTTATATTGCTTTCATTAAAAATGAGGATTAAAATGAAAGCACAAAACAGTTTTTACATACATCAGATACAAGGGAATAGTGTTTGAGATTGACGGCTGCCATTCATGCCGCCTATGCGTAGAAGCGCGAAAGGAGAGAGGCTTTATGGAGTGGAAATTCATGGTTGTTCAGCGGCGCTATTGTAACGGGGAATACGAAGCAGATATCTTTGATAAGAGGGATTTTTGCAAAGAGGATTTTCCCGAAAGTAAACAGTATGAGCAGAGATTCTGCCCGTGCGGGAGTTTTGAAAAAGCGGTGCAGGAGATGATGCACTGGCATTCGGATGCTTGATACATAATATGGAGAAAGGGCCGCTTGCGCTGATGCGTGAGCGGCCTCTTTTTTTTTACAAAATTTTTAATGTTTTTTAGTATTTTGCTTGACATACTTATATAAGTATAGTATAATAAAAACATGGAAAGGGGGTGAACAAGATGTGAAAAAGAAGACAAAAAAGAAGCTCTTAAAACTTCTGGAAATCGTAACAATGTTCGCCACATTGACCGAAGCGATAATCGAAGTAATAAGGCTTCTCAGCGGGGGCTAAGGCCCCCGCCCCTTATAGGGTGACTTAAGTATAACAGGATAAATTGAAAAATACAAGGGGTGATAATATGATAATGGATATAATATCTTTAGTATTAAGTTGTATCGCCGCGGTTGCGAGTATTGCGGCGCTGGTGATCGTAAAACGACTTGAAAAAGCGGGAGATGATGAATAATGGCTGGAACGTCAAGTACTGTAAAAAACAGATGGAATAGGAAGAATTATGATTCGGTTCTTGTTATGCTTCCGAAAGGCATGAAAGAGCGGTTAAAAGCAGCGTGCGAAAAAGACGGGATCAGCATGAACAGTATTTTTGTAAAAGCGGCTAAGAACTATCTGGGGGAGGAGTGACCTCCCCCATTCTTTATTAATTAAGGGGTCGGGGCATTATGGGACGGAGATTCAGACATTTATCCTTTACGGAAAGATTAAAAATTGAAACCTATTTAAAGTGTGGGAAAAAGCCGTGCGAGATCGCAAACGAGATAGGAGTACATTTCAGCACGATATATAGGGAAATCAAGCGTGGACAATATGAGCACCTTAATACCGATTGGACGACGGAAAAGAGGTACAGCCCGGACAAGGCGCACGAAAAATATAAAATGAATCTGAAAGCGAAAGGGCCTGAATTAAAGATAGGTTCGGATATTCGGTTAGCACAATACATTGAATATAAAATCATATATGAGAAATATTCTCCGGGGGCAGTATTGGGTGAAATTCGTGCAAAAAACATACGCTTCGACACCACGATCAGCCGGGCAACGCTATACAGTTATATTGATAAAGGTATTTTTTTGCATCTTACAAATAAAAATCTTCCGGTCAAGGCAAACAGAAAAAGAGGATATAAGCGCGTACGCCCTGCAAAAATACCGCGTGGCGAGAGCATAGAACAAAGAGCAAAGGAAATTGACAGCCGCTGCACATTCGGACATTGGGAGATGGACACAGTAATAGGAAAGCAGACGAAAGGCCGCGTCCTGCTCGTTCTCACAGAGAGGCTCACAAGATGGGAAATTATAATACCGATGAAAGATAAGACGGCGGGAAGCGTAAAGCGGATCATTGACAGACTGGAACGGAAGCATGGCGCGGCGTTCCGCTCGATATTCAAAAGTATCACTGTGGATAACGGCCCGGAGTTTTCGGATTGTGCAGGTATAGAAAAATCCAAATACACGAAAGGAAAGCGAACGAAAGTTTACTATTGCCACCCATATAGCAGTTGGGAACGCGGCAGTAATGAGAATCAAAACAGAATGATTCGCCGGATGATTCCAAAAGGCGCGGATTTGAATAAAATACCCGTCAAGGTAATAAAAGAGGTTGAACGATGGCTAAACAACTATCCAAGAGGAATCTTCGAGTACAAGACATCAGAAGAATTATTCCAAAAATACATAAAAGGAATTGCTTGAAAAATTTTTTGCATTTATATCTTGACTTTGGAGCCGTATAGTTTTATAATAAATGCGAAAAGGTAAAAAACCTTTCCGCATTTTTTGTTTTATAAGGGGATTTTTACGATTGAGAAAGTACAAAATGCTTGACTTTCAAGACAGAAAAATGATTGAAAAAATGTATATGTCTGGGGCGCATGTTTTTGATATTGCCGAAGCGTTAGGCGTTCATCAAAGTACGGTATACCGCGAACTCGAAAGAGGGCGAACGGGAAGAATTGTGAACGGCAAGCGAGCTTATAACCCCGACGTGGCGCAGAAGATTATAGACCATAATTTGAAAACAAAAGGCCGGAAGGGAGCGAGAGTACAAGGTATTTAAAAATATAGGACAAGAAATGAGTATTGCGAGTTATGCCGTGAAAGTTAATTCGGCGGGATGCCACCACTGCCCACACTAAACCCTTACGGTTTTTGTGCGAACGGTTGTCCGACCGCCAACAGTGCTACGAGTAGTAACCGTGGCGGTACGTCCGTTAACTCGGACGCGGGACGACACCCTGACGGGTACACGCTTAATGCGAATCGCCATATACTTGTCCTCCTTTGTACCATATTTGGGCTTATGGCCCTCGCCTATAGCCAACAGCCACAAGGTACAAGCGGCAGCAATTCCCGCCGAAACTGTATTAAATAAAAGGAACGGGGCGGAGACAAAATTTCTGGCGTTAGGCTGAAATTCAGTGTTATCAAGAGAATCGCCTCTCCATCTCCATTGTGGAGACATATAAAGTATACGGCAATCACGGCATAACTGGCAATACTGGAGATAAACGGAATTGGGTAAGAAAGGAGTAAGAGTGATGCTTATTCAAAATATTCGTAGCTTTTTTCATAAATTGCGGAGCGCATGGCATGATCCTCAATCCATTTTTTATCCTGAACCTCAATCTGCGGAAGAATGCACACGCGTTTTCCCCGAGAGGTTAAGAGGGAAAGTGCCGCCCGAGAAGTGGTTTTCTTTTTGGAAAGAGGAAGTTGAAATGCGCGCAACACATAAGGAGGTTTGCGTACCGAATGATTTTCCGTTTCGAGAAGGCGACGCAGTAACGAAGATAAATGCTGGCTTTGAAACGATAGGATCATATCTCTGGATTCGTAGGGAGCAAACATTAAGGGAAGTCGCTGAACAAAGGGGATATGTTTTACCTGAATTCTGGGACGATCAAGCGTAACGTTGAAAACGACATCGGATTTTCTTGCTGAATGTTCATTACAAGATAATTCTGCGGAAAATAGCGAGAATGGTAAGGATGATTTGTTTGAAAGCATGATGTAAAGAAATAAAAAACCATCATTTTTGGGGCTGAAAATGATAGTTGATTCCTCAACCTTAATTCTAAGAATGTTTCTCCGAACGGCCGATATTGCTAATACAACGGAAAGGATAAAAGCGGCTAAAGCAATGATAGAAGAAACTGCATCGTTAGAAAAGAAAGCCCATAAATACTCAAACATCGAATCCCCCCTAATATTTAAATATTACCACAGGGTAACAGAGAGGGCAAGAAAGGAGTAAGACAATGAAAAAACGACAACCATTCAACGCAGAAACGGCACTTCGGATTTATTACGCCTATCCAAACGAAATAGGAAACACAGAACTCAAAGAATTGTTTAACGTTTCGGGCAGTTCGACGGTAGCGGCTATAAAGAAAGCGGTCCGCAAGCTGATGGCAGAAAAGGAAATCAAGGTTTGGAATCCAAGGAACGTCGACACCAAAACGGTGTATGAGTATGCGGGAATCGACATTGCGGCGGTCGAGAGGAGCTATTTGAAGATGAAGAAGCTGGGATTGGAGGCACAGGCATGAAGATGATCGCAGAAGCGCTGATCCTCATGCTGATACTGACGCTTGCAGGATATGGGCTGTGGAAGCTGCGGCTCATGATCCTATGGGCGTGGAGGAAGCGGAGGGCGCGGAAATATGAGAAAGAGAGGAGAAAGAGCGGTGCAGTACAAAATATGCGGCGGGTGTGACAACCATTGCAGTCTCGACCCGGGCGAAAAGCCGTGTAAAGAAAAATCCGCTGTCAGACGGGAATCTAAACAAGCGGATAATCCGAGAAAAACTCTTGCCTATAGTATAGGCGCGGAAAGGAGCATTGTCAAATGAAATTCAAAGTAGGGGATCGAGTAAGGGTAAAAGAGGGGCTTATAAGCAATAAATCATACGACGGTATTCGCTTTGCGCCAGAAATGCAGGAATATTGCGGAAAAAAATATATAGCCGAAAGCTTTGTCACTGGAAATCGTGTGTGGCGGTTGGAAGGTATCGAGCATTGGGTCTTTAGCGACGAAATGCTTGAACCTGCGCCGTTCGGGAAGTCAGATTTAAAGACGGGTATGCAGGTGCGCACTAATGCAGGTAGGCTATATATGGTTTTGGAAAACATCGATACGAAGGTATACGGAAAACAGCAATTTATATTAGCAAATTTTGAGGGAGGATTCCTGTGCGGCAGCGATTACGACGATGAACTCAAACATGTTGACCGTAGCAAATGTGACATTGCAGAAGTATATGATGTACCCGCCACTCGCTCGATTTTGGAACCACTCCGTTACGCTGCGCCTATTTGGAAACGCGAGGAAGAACCGATAGAAATCACGATCAAAGAGATTGCGGATTGGAAAGGCGTATCACCGGAACGTATCAAGATCAAGGAGGGCTGACGATGAAAGAATATGCGGAATATTTAGAGAGTGAAGCAACGGCGGCAGCCGACCCGCGCATCGAGAGGCTTGAAGAGCGGAGAAGTATGCTTGAAGAGGAGCTGTCCACAGTGAAGAGTCTTGAATACTTGGCGGTGGATATAGCTGAGGAAGCAGAGGAATATTATAAAAATGAGATCGAGGCATGTGAACGGGACATCGAATATTTTGAAAGGGCGAGTGCGTGATGAATCTGTACGAGAAAATAGCAGCTGTTATGAGCGATGTCGCATATTTGGCGAAAGATGACAATGTCGCTACTGGTGGCGGAAAGTCTTACAAGGCCATAAGTGAAGAGAAGGTGACTTCTACAGTGAGAACATCTCTGCTGAAAAACAAGCTGGTCATTCTTCCAATTGCACAGGAGCATAAACGCGAGGACGAGCGGATAACAGATAGCTACGGAAAGGAAAAGATCAATAGGATCACGACTGTAAATGTGACTTACCGCATCGTGAATACGGAGAAACCGGAAGAGTATATCGATGTTCCTTCTTCCGGCACGGGAGTAGACACGCAGGACAAAGGAGTTGGGAAAGCAATGACATACGCATATAAGTATATGCTCCTGCGTACGTTTGCGATCCCCACGGGAGATGATGCAGATAGGCTGTCGAGCGATCTATATGACGCGGGACTATATTGTGAGCCTACAGAAAAGGAGCGGCGGGAAGCGGACGCGGCAAAGGCGGACGAGATAAATAAGGGGTTTGACGCGGGCAGGACGGAACTTGCGACAGCAGAGCAGGTGAAAGCGATCCGCGAGGCGTGCGCGGCGATCGGGTATGAGGAAATCAAGATACTTTCCGCGTATCATGTGAACAGTCTTGAAGCTCTGACGAACAAGGGCGCGGAGAATGTGCTGAGACGACTGAACCAAAAGGCGGATGCGGTATGAAGCGCACGTTTTCGGGCGCCGGAATGATAGGAGCCATCGGGTGGCTGTCGGCGATCATCCCGACGCTCACAAAAGAAAAGAAATATGACGTGGAGATAAAGGAGCACCGGGATAGGCGGTCGCTGCGGGCAAATAATTACGCGTGGGAACTGATGGAGCAGATCGCGGCTGTTTTGGGAGAAGATAAGAACGAGGTCTACCATACAATGCTCGTGAGCTACGGAACGTGCAGGAGGATAGACGATGAAATCTACACGATATCCATACCGTCGCACATAGAGCTTTCGCTGCGCACAGATGAATATCTGTATATCCATACGGCGTTTATCGGCGAGAGCGAAGCGGGCGGCAGGCTGTTCAACCACTATCGCGTTCTGAAAGGGTCGAGCGAATACGACACAAGGGAAATGAGCGTCTTTATAGACGGTATCGTCCGGGAAGCGCAGCAGCTTGACATTGAAACGAGGACGCCGGACGAGATCGCATTGATGAAATCGAGGTGGAGCGCATGAAAAAGAAGGGGTCCCCGCTGAAACCCAATGCAATGGTTTCAGTGGGGAAAAGGAGCGACCGCCCAAAAGGCGAAGCTTTGCCGTCTACGGCAAAACGAGCAAAAGGGGCGCGGAGTGACGCGAAGGCAAGCACAAAAGCGTGTGAGATATCGCCTGCGGTAAAGCGTGCGGTAGCGGAGCGTGACGGCGGGATATGCGTAGTCTGCGAGAGTAACGTAGGGCTGCCGGAAGGACACTACATTCCGCGCTCTGAGCTGGGGCTTGGGATCGAACAGAACATCGTCTGCATTTGCCGGGAATGCCACGACAAACAGCACGCGCGGGGTTACGGCGAGCTTGTGCGGCGCAGAATGAAAGAGCATTTGGATAGGTTTTATCCGGGTTTCCCGGACGAGGACAGAGTATACCATAAATTGCCGAAGGAGTTGAGGGTATGACGCAATGCGACAAGATCATTCGGTACATAAAAGATTTTGGAAGCATCACGACGATGCAGGCGTTTCAGGATTTAGGCGTCACGCGGCTTTCCGGGCGGATTTACGACCTGAAAGCACGCGGGTACCGCATTCTGACAGAACGGGTTTCCGGGCGCAACAGATACGGCGAGAAGGTACATTATTTTAAATATAGTCTAATGGAGGAAGAGACGGCGTGAATTTAGTGGTTTTAAAAGGCAGGATAGTAAGAGACCCGGAAGTGAGAATAACGGGAACGGGAAAAGCAGTAGTGGACTTTACGGTTGCGTGCGATACGGGGAAAGACCGCACGGCAGACTTTATCAGTTGCACGGCATGGGATAAGACAGCGGAGTTGATCGGGAAATGGTTTTCTAAGGGCAAGGAGATATTACTAACTGGCTCTGTTAAGGTAAGCAAGTACGAGACGGAGTCTGGAACGCGGTACAAGACGTATGTGCTGACAAGCAGGATCGAGTTCTGCGGGAGTAGGGAAGCAAAAGTAAACGAAATACCGGACGGGCCGGAAGGATATGAACCGCTGGATGATTCCGAGCTTCCATTTTGAGGTGAGAAATGGCGAGAAAGCGAATGATAGACCCAAATATATGGAACAGCGAAGATTTTTCAAAATTATCATCCTTCGCAAAGCTCGTATTCATAGGATTATTCTCTCAGGCGGATGACGAAGGGCGAGGTAAGGCAAACCCGACCTATCTGAAATCTATATTATTTCCTTATGAGGAAGCAATAAGAGCTGCCGACATTAAAAAGACGCTGCAGGAGATAGCCTCTACAATGTCCGTAACCTTTTACACTCATGACGAAAAAGAGTACTACGTTTTGGATAGTTGGGATAAGTTCCAGACGATCAACAAACCAACGCCGTCCACGATACCACTACCGGAGGACTACGGTATGGCTACGGTAGGACTACCGCTTAATAGAAAAGAAGAGAATAGAAAAGAAGTAGAAGGCGCGCTTGCGCGCGGGAACACGCCTTCAAAAAAAATCATTCCGCCGAGTCTCGAACAAGTGCAGGAATATTGTGCAGAGCGTAAAAACGGCATAGACGCACAGCGGTTCATAGACTTTTATTCTGCCAAAGGCTGGATGATTGGGAAAAACAGGATGAAGGACTGGAGGGCTGCGGTGAGGAACTGGGAGCGCCGGGAGCACGACCGGGGAGAACCGCGGGCAGGGGGCGCACAGCTCGTCAAAAATCCGGCGGGAGGCTTTGATCTGAAATGAGCATCACGAGAGACGAATATTTCCGGTTTCGGGAAAAGTACGCGAGCATGAATCCGAACGACATCACGGACGCGGAGATGAAAGAGTTCATCCAGTACAGCGAGATGCTGTCCCGCGTTCCGGGGGCTTCGGTGCTGTTTGGCGGAGATCAGTTCCGGCAGGTAAGCCGCATGTTTTACCGGATAGACGAGATCGAGGCGGTGGACCGCTCGAAGCTCGTTACGGTCAAAAGCGGGATAAACGCCATTGACGGCAGGCTGCACGGGTTCATCAAGGGGGAGCTTACCATCGTGAGCGGGACGAACGGGAGCGGGAAATCCACATGGCTTTCGCAGGTAGCGGTTGAAGCGGCTGCACAGGGTTTCACGTCTGTGATCTTTTCCGGTGAGCTTCCGGCTCCGAGGGTCAAGGAGTGGCTGATGCTTCAGGCTGCCGGGCCGGACCATCTTGTGAAAGACGGATGGGCGTTCCATGTAGAGAGCGGTGCGGCGAAGCGGATCACGGAGTGGATGCGGAAGAAGATATTTATTTATAACAACGACAACGGAACGGAAGTTGACCGCGTGATGAAAGCGCTTGAATACTTCGCGCTTGTGCTCGGCGTGGACGTGATCGTGCTGGACAACCTGATGAGCATGAACTTAAAAAGCATGGGCGGGGACAAGTACGAACGGCAGGCGGAGCTTACCCTGCGGCTGTCCGAATTTGCGAAAAAGCGGAACGTGCATATTTTCTTTGTCTGCCACCCGAGGAAGGCGATGGGATTTTTACGGAAGGACGACATATCCGGTACGGCGGACATAACGAACGCGGCGGACAATGTGCTGATCGTGCACCGGGTAAACAATGATTTCAAGAGCCGGACAAAGGAGTTTTTCAAGTGGGGCGACGACGCGGAGATGTACCGCTATTCCAATGCGATAGAGGTCTGCAAAAACAGGGACTTGGGGGTACAGGACGCGTTTGCCGGAACCTATTTTGAGGAATGCAGCAAGCGTTTTTTGAACGCTGCGGGAGAAGCGAAGCATTACGGCTGGGAGCCGGAAAAGGAGGAATGGACGGGTGAAACGCCTTTTGATAACGGCAAGTATGATGATGGAGGCAAAGCGGCAGAGACGGGAGAGGATCAAGGAGATAGGTTTGAAGCATCCGTATGACAGGCGGCTTAAGAAAACGATTAAGGCGGCGCTCGAGGCAAAGGCGCTGAATGATATGATCTATGAACAGCAGAAGCAAGGGTAAAAGGGGCGAGCTGGAGCTCGCGAAGGAATTGCAGAAATATGGTTTCGAGACCCGGAGAGGGCAGCAATACTGCGGAGGCAACGGAGACGCGGACGTGGTTGGCGTGCCGGGGCTTCATATAGAGTGCAAGCGTGTGGAACGGCTGAATGTGGAAAATGCCCTGCGGCAAGCGGAACGGGATTCACAGGAAGGCGAAATACCCGCCCTTATGCACCGGGCGAACCGGGAGGAATGGAAGGTCACGCTGCGGCTTAAGGATTTTATGGAGATTTGGAAAAATGACGGAAACGGAATTGATCGGCGATATAAGTGAAATGGAGTTTATCCCGGTAGAGGAGAATGCGAATAAACCCAAATACTACAACAAGGCCAACACGAAAGTATGCCCTGTTTGCGGGAAGAAGTTTGAGAGTACGCCCGGATGGGCGTATCGGAAAGACAGCAAGTGGTTCTGCTGCTATACGCATTACGTTGAGGGCGGCGGCGACGGCGGCATGGACAGGGTCAGGGGGAAGAAAAAGAAGTGGACGAGGTGCAGGTGAGCACGGAGATGGACGGAGGCGATGGAGAATGAAATCAAATGATGAATTGAACAATGATACTATTTCTGTGATAGAAAATTTAGTATTTGTGTACGAAAACTTAAATATTTTAAACAACGAATCAATTAGGGAACGTTTAGATTTTGCAATAAAATCCATAAAAAATATGGAAAAAGAATTTGCGGAGCTTAAGCAGGCAAAGAGCGATGGGAGAATTATACCAAAAGAAGCACATCAGCCATATTTTGTAAAATTGGACGCACTAGAAATATTTGAAAGCTGGAATGAAATTACTGGAGTGTTTGGCGTAAACACTTCTAGATATCATGAAATCGAAAGCCTTATTGAAGAAGTCGGAGCAATGGCATTTGGAGCGGGAGCCATCTATCAATCGGAAGCGTCGGCAGCGCTTTCAGAAATGGGGGAGCGGGAATGACACGCAAAACCAAAACAGCGCTTAAGATCATCGGCACGGCGATCCTTGCTCTTATGGTGCTGACGCTGATAGCGAGAGGGGCGGGGTGAAAGATGAAGTTGGGGAGTTTATTTGACGAGGAATATGAATAACAGCAATAAGATTATATTAGACCTGTGCGGCGGCACGGGAAGCTGGTCAAGGCCGTATAAAGAAGCAGGGTATGACGTAAGGGTGATTACCCTGCCGGAGTGGGACGTATGTACATATATACCGCCGGATAATGTGTATGGAGTGCTGGCCGCGACACCGTGCGATGAGTTTTCGATCGCGAAACATTTTCACGGAAAAGGGAATTATACGCACGATTTCAAAGCAGGACTGGAAGTGTGTGCGGCCTGCTGCAGAATCATACTGTTTTCTAAGCCCAAATTTTGGGCGATAGAGAATCCTGCAAACGGGATGCTTAAGAAGTGGCTTGGGGAGCCGACATTTATATTTGACCCGTGGGAATACGGGCACAACTACCAAAAAAGCACGGCATTATGGGGAGAATTTAGGATTCCTAAGCCGACAGTCCGCATAAAGCCGGATAAAATGAAAAAATTTTCAATGCTGCTGAGCAAAGAGATATATCCAGAGTTTTACGGCATATATACACGGCAGGAAAGACGGGCGATTACACCGCCCGGATTTGCAAAAGCATTTTTTGAGGCGAACAAATAAGGAGAGGAACGAAATGAAAGAACTGAAAGAAGCGGTAAAAGGACTTGTACGCGAGGAATACGAAAGGGCGGCTAAAAAATTCGGGGAGAAATTCAACAGCCCGCATGAGGCGTATGCGGTGATTTTGGAGGAAAAAGAAGAAGCTGGTTGGGAATTGATGGACCTGAAATACGCGATAGATTTGTTTTGGGAAAGTGTGAAAAAAGACGATACGGAATATCAAGACGCATTAAAGGGTATTGAGAAATATGCCATAAACGCCGCCTGTGAGTGTATACAAGTAGCGGCTATGGCGTATAAGGCGAGGAGGTAATTATGAGACCATACGAAACGCAAATGCCGAAAATACAGATGGCTGGAAGAGACGATACCCGCGCCAAAGGCGCGAAGAAGCACGAGGAAACGAATTACGAGCGGTATTTTGGAACGACGGAAAAGGCGGCGGAGCAAATGGCAAGAAGCAGTTTTCTTAACTGCGCTTATTGCAAAGATAAACAGGAATGCGTCGGTTTTATCGAACGCGGAGAATTTGAAAAGATATCAAAAGAGATGTGCGAAAAATGCGCGCTCGAATGGCTTATGCGTCCTGCGGAGGAATGATATGGGAAAGAAAAAAGGAAAGACCATTGCGCTTACACTCGATGAAAAAAGCAACCTTTATCTGAAAAGGCTGCGTAAGCTATCGGGAGTCAGTATAGAGAAAATAGTGAATGTGATCATCGCCATGAAAATTATAGAGACTGAGTGGGAGCCTCAACAAACCACCGGCCGTCCTCGCCGAGAAACAGCAGTTTCTCCCGACCGTACATAAGGACGCGGTAACAGATTTCAAAGCCGCGCTCTTTCGCGGAAAGAACGCGGTCGATTTCATAGACGGAGCCGTCCTCCCATGTGACGGATTTAGGGGTTTGGATGCCTTCGGGGTTTATGTAGGCGGTAACGCCGATATATATTTTCATGGTATGCTCCTTAAACAGAAAGAGCGGCATAGAGCCGCCCAATCCGTGTTCTGATATTCGCTGAATATAGTATACCACAGGAGGGGCGGATTTGGAAGCTGTTGAAATCAAGTTATATCAGTACTCGGAATACAAAAGACGAATAGAAGAACAGGAGAAGCAGATCGCGGAGCTTATGGATAAAAAGGACGCGCTGGCGGAACGTATGCTGCGCGGCCAAAATCTTGATGCCGTCCGGGTGATGGGCGGCCTTACTTCCGATCCTGTGTTTGTTGCTGTGCAAAAAATGGTCGACGTATATGGTGCAAGGATAGACGCGATCCGAAAAGAGATCGTAGACCTCTACTATCTTTCGGATGATATCATGCGGATCGTAAATAATGCTGGACTATCTGAAATGGAGCGGCAATATATTCAGTATAGATACTTCGACGGCCTGAGAGCATCACAGACGGCGGCAAAGATGGGATATAGCGAAGACCATGCGAGAAAAATAAAAAGAAGTGCAATTGCAAAAATTAGACCGCTTTTGGCACGGTAATAACCGCTTTTTTATGATAGGATGATAGCGTCGGAGAATTATAAAAAAGGTCACGTGAAAGCGGGTAGGCGCATACCGCTATAATCAGACGGCATTTGGGAAGCTGTCGAGTGCCAGCGGGAACAGCCGTGCGCCCAAGCTGGCTGATACCCGAAAAAACCAAGCCGTAGGTTTCCTACACAGATAAGAGCAGGTTTTAGAGCGGAATAGGATTAAATGATTGCCGCTTGCCCGCAGCGACGAATAAATAGCGGGCTTGAAACAAGGCGGTATAGCCGCAACGATATAAAGTGATCGCGTTGTGCATGCTTGCGGGGCGCACAACCCTTAAAGACTCCTTAGGGAGTCTTTTTGTTTTGGAAAGAGAAATTGGGAAATGAACAAATGCTTATCTAAAAAAGCGCTTCAAATACTGGAAGAGGAGCGGATATTTAAGATAAGAGAAGAGAGTGGAAAGTATTTCATCATAGAAAACTGTGATGAATATTTTTCATTAGAACTCACACCGGATATATGCAGGGGATTGATGGAGGCATTCAGTAAGATATGCGACATTTTAGAGTAGAGAAGTATAACCCGGAGCATTATATAGATTTGACCGCCGCAATCGCGGTTTCAAGAGCAGACCGAAGAAAGACGATTGCGTTTGTGGCACGAGGCGGGAGTTATCGCATCGGAGATATTTATCGGTTTGAGTGGAAGAATGGGGTGCTTCATATATGGGAATACAAATGACGACAAAGAGAAGAGAATTTCTACTAAAGCTTGGATTCTTTCCGGTAACTGATGACTTCTGGTATGGAGCAGATGAACCGTATGCGGCCGGTAAATTTACATGGGCATTTAGAATGCCGTTAAGTCCAAATAGGATAATGCCGTTTAGTGAAGGCTATTTTGAAAAGCACACGGACGAAGAATTACAAAAAACAGCAATGGATCTGCTTTTACGTAAATGGTGAACTACAACGGGATTCGATGGAAGAACGTCAGGGCGGCAGTGCTGCGGCGTGATGAATATCTATGCCAAGAGTGTAAACGGTATGGCAAGAGCACAGAAGCAACTACTGTCCATCATATACTGCCTGCAGATGAATGCGCAGGAGAATATGAACGATTCCAGTATAACAGCCGTAACCTTATATCGCTATGCCGAAAATGCCATGAGCGGATGCACATAAGGAACAGCCGGGAGTTGAGCGAGGCAGGGGAAAGGCTATTGAGACGCAAAAGGATATTGAGGACGACAGAGGAATAACGACAACTTACGGGATAAGAAGGAGAAAGTCATGATAAGCAGAGCAGAGTTTGCAAATAGCAGAAGTGGGCGTAATGAAGCTAAAAGGCGCAGAAACGCCAAGACATGCAAATGGATCATTACTGTATCTTACTTTTTTATCGGTATATGCGCCTATTATGCGTGCATACGCTTAATACTTAATTCATGTGATGATGTTTTAAGCTGGATGGGAACGGCTGCAGCAGGAAATTTAATTCTTTGTGCCGCGATAGAAAATATTATGCGCCCATATACTGACAGGAATAAATCATCGCCCCCCCTCATTTAGAT